ATCGAGCATACTCTTTAAGTATGCTCAACCCTTGTTGCTTAGTCACTGGCTTATCCAACTCTGAACACATTAGCGGACAGTCTTCTCTATGGTTAAGACCAAAAACCGCGTGACCAATTTCATGAAATACAACATGTCTTAAATAGTTTGTATTTTCTTTCACAGCTCTCTCTGTGATCCAAATTTTTTTATCTGACATTCTACCAACACCCAAAACTTGCTCATGACCTTTTTTTGCTGTTCCAATTCGAACATCAATTCTAGGAAGATCAATTCCAAAATTTTTTGCTTCATAGATTAGATCAATTACTTTTCTTCTTTTTGTGTAAGTGTCTTTGTTCATGTCGTTGTTTTTTATTTTTTTTGTGTTCATTGTGTTTCCTTTGTTTGTTGTCTTATTTTTTCTCATAAAGATAAGATATACTAAGACAATTTTTTTTAATACTGTCAAAGTTGTCGCACCCTCAAATTAATTTCTAGTATAAGTTGTGTTGTATTTTTACAACATCTATTGTAATTAAATCACATGGCTAACCCCGAGAGTTTATTTTGGAAACAAATCAAAACGGCATTATCCGACCAGGGATATTTTTTAACGCGTGTTGAAACTCTCACGGTGTCCGGTGTTCCCGATGTCTTTGGTATATATAAAGGACGATCATTTTGGTGTGAATTAAAATCAAATCAAGTCAGTTATCCGACATTAAATAAATATCAAATTGTATGGATCAATAGAGCCGTTAAGCATGGCGCTACTGTGTTGATCTTAGTTAAGGCCCAAAAGGACAAGGCGCTTAAAATATACAGAGTGAGGGAATTCTTCACAGATCCGCGGTCACTTAGCCCCGATTTTGTTATCAAAATTCCTGTCAGTTGGCCGTTGTTCGTGGATAAGTTTTCGCATGCTCTGTTGACTTGATTACTAGTGATAACTTTTCTTATCGTTAGTAATAAATCACGGACCGTTGGCCGTTATGAAGGCTCATTGGCCCAGGGATCACCGACCAGTTTCCGCGCACAAAAAAGCACCTCGCGTTTACTTAGGTACTTTGAGACGTGGCGCTTGTGGCAAGTCAGATACACGCAAAAGGGACCCAAATGAAACGGAATAGTTGCAAGTGTTTTTTTATTAGTTTATGCTAAAAGGGGACCCAAAGGTTTAAGGTACCATAGGCACCCCGGGGGTATTAAAAAATTTATGAATTTAGATCAATTATCAGATGAAGAACTAAAAGACTTAGTTTTAAAAAAACAATTAGAATATATAAAAATTTGCCAAGATGACTTTTTAGCTTTTGCTAGAGCAGTATGGCAAGATTTTATTTATCGTAAGACAGATGACCCTAAAAAATTTGGGCACCATCAAATTATAGCTACTGAGTTTCAAAAAATTGCAACCAACTCTGAAAAAAGATTAATAATTAATATGCCACCAAGACATACCAAGTCTGAGTTTGCATCTTATCTTTTTCCAGCATGGATGATTGGTCGTAATCCTAAAATGAAACTTATGCAAGTTTCCCACAACGCTGAACTAGCAACAAGGTTCGGTAGTAAAGTGAGAAATTTAATGGAGACTCAAGAGTATCGTATGATCTTTGGAGATGTTAAACTTAGAGAAGACAGTAAAGCAAAAGGCAGGTGGGAGACTAACCATGGTGGAGAGTACTTTGCGGCGGGTGTTGGCGGATCTATCACAGGTCGAGGGGCCGATTTGCTTATTATAGATGATCCACATACTGAGCAAGACTCTATGTCGGATTCTGCAATGGACCGTACTTATGAATGGTATAGCTCAGGTCCTAGACAACGTTTACAACCAGGAGGAAGAATTGTAGTTGTTATGACAAGATGGGCAACAGATGACTTGACCGGAAGATTAATTAAATCACAATCAGAACCAAAAGCCGATAAATGGAAAGTAGTTGAGTTCCCGGCAATACTAGATTCAGGAAAACCTGTTTGGCCTGAGTATTGGGGCTTAGAAGATTTAGAAGCTGTTAAAGCATCGGTATCTACTAAAAACTGGAATGCACAATACATGCAGGACCCTACCAGTGAGGAAGGTGCAATTATAAAAAGAAATTGGTGGAGAGATTATGATAAAGAACATTTACCAAAACTACTACATGTAATACAATCTTATGATACAGCATTCAGTGCCAAAGAGTCAGCCGACTATTCTGCAATTACTACTTGGGGAATCTTTCAACCCGTAGAAGGTTATGAAGACCACATAATATTATTAGATGCAATGAAGGGAAGATATGACTTTCCAGATCTTAAAAATGTTGCAATAGAACAATATCACTACTGGGAACCAGAGACAGTAATTGTCGAAGCTAAGGCTACTGGTCAACCTTTAATTCATGAATTACGTAGAGCAGGTATACCAGTAATTGATTTTGTCCCCGCAAGAGGAAGGGACAAGCATACCAGAATAAACTCATGTGCTCCAGTATTCGAGTCCGGAATGGTTTGGGCCCCGTTAGATGATAAGTTTGCTCAGGACGTGGTTGAGGAATGTGCAGCATTTCCCAACGGACAATATGACGACTATGTTGATTCCATGACCCAAGCTGTGTTAAGATATCGGCAAGGCGGATTTGTTTCAACGTATACTGACGATTGGAACGATGAAGACGTTAAAGTAGAAAAAGAATACAAATATTATTAGGAGCTATTATGCCAGTAAGAATGACTAAAAAAGGAAGAGCTGAAACAAGAGAAGATAAAAGATCAGAACAAGCTAATCAACAAGCCATGTCTGCTCAAGCAGCAAGTAGTCCAAGCGAAGGTAAAGGTTCAAAAAAAGCGAAAGAACCTAAAAGTCCTACTGAAAGAAAAAATGAAAAAAAAGCTCAAATAAGAGAAGCAAGAATGACATCTACAGCTAAAAAATATGGTGAAAGATATACACCAGGTATGCTTTCAGGTGGTCAAGTTAAATTAGATAAAAACAAAGATGGTAAAATATCTGGTGAAGATTTTAAAATGATGAAAAGAAAAAGAGGAGGCTCTACTCCAGGACTTAAAGATTATGTTAAGAAAAGTGATAGCAAAGAAAAAATGATTAAAGTTATAGAAGATGGTATTACTAAATTTGTAAAAAGATCTAAAGTTATGGATAACCCAAGTAAGTATACACCTGCTCCTTCCTCTATGCATTCAAAAGAAAAGTCACAAGGAGGTTCTCCATTCAGAAAAGCTATAATAGAAAGAGCTAACAAAAGATCACCTGGTGAAAGATTTAGTGAAGTTGATATAGAATTTGCAAAACAAAGTTTAAAAAGAAAAGGCGGAGGTTCTGCAATTTCTAAAAAAAAATTAAAATACACAGCAGCAAATAAAGGAGCTATGATGAATAAATCAACAAAAGGATATGGTGCAGCTAGAACATCTGGCATGGGCCTTCAAGACGAACAAGTTAAACCAGGTAAAGTACAAAAAGCTTTCTTGGGAGTAATGGCTATGAAAAAAGCAAAAAAGAAAGGTGCAAAGGGAGCAGAGTTTTTATCTCCAGCACTATTAGCTAAAAGAATTCTTGGTAAAAAAGCAGGTGGACCAGTAGGTGGTTCTAGAAGAAATCCAACGGGAGGTTCTAAAAACCCAAAACCTGGAAACATGATGAATCCAGAAACACTTGCTAAACTTAAACAGCAACTTAATCGTTTTAAAGAGACATCTAAAAAAGGTGGTGGAGCAGATGAAAGTAAAAGAATGTCTAAAAAAAATATGAGTGATATTGAAAGATTAATGGAAAGAATTGGAAAACTTACACCAGGTGGAAGAATGGGAAGTGATCTAGGGGATAGACTTAGAAGAAAAAGAGAAAATAAGATTATGACTCCCTTAAAAAAAATGGGTGGAGGAATGACGATGAAAAAATATAATAAAGGTGGCTCGGTTACTGCTAGCTGTAAGCTTGGTAGAAACAAAGCGACTAAACTTTATTAGTTGCTATTCAGCCCCGGTAAGGCTAAAAGGATAAATATATATGGCTGTTGAGAAAAGTAATATTCCTGAAATAACGGAAGAAGAAAAAGTAGAATTACAGGAAGGCCAGCCTATTATTGATGAGGAAGTTGACGAAGTAACAATAGAAGGAGAAGAATCTCCTGAACAAAAACTTCAAGATGATTTTAATGCTAATTTAGCAGAAGACATGGACGAGAGAACTCTATCTCGTATGTCCATTGAACTTGTTGACGATTATAAAAAAGATAGAGAATCAAGAAAAGATTGGGAAGAGGCTTACATAAAAGGTTTAGATCTTTTAGGTGTTAGATATAGAGAAGTATCCAGACCATTTAAAGGTGCATCCAATGTCACTCATCCGTTGTTAGCAGAAAGTGTTACACAATTTCAAGCACAAGCTTATAAAGAATTAGTACCCTCTGATGGCCCGGTAAGAACTCAAATTGTAGGAGTGCAAACTCCACCAATAGAGTCACAAGCAGATAGAGTTAAAGAGTACATGAACTACATGTTAATGGAGAAGATGGAAGAGTACACAACGGATATGGACCAAATGCTTTTTTATTTACCACTGTCCGGTAGTACTTTTAAAAAAATATATTACGACTCATTAAAGCAAAGGCCTGTATCTAAATTTATCCCAGCGGAAGATTTAGTAGTTCCTTATTATGCTTCCGATTTAAAAGATACAGATAGAATTACACACGTACAAAAGATGACGGAGAACGAAGTCTTAAAACAAATGTCAGCTGGATTTTACCGAGAAGTAGAATTGACAGGTAGCAATGAGACAACGGACAACGTGCAAAATAAAATAGACGAGCTTGAAGGTGTTAAAAGCACAGGTGAGGATACTTTAAATACAATTTTAGAAATGCATGTTGATTTACATTTAGATGACTATGATGAGAAATTTGATTCACGTGCAAAAAATGTTAAAATTCCTTATGTAGTTACTATTGATGAAGGCTCAGGAGAAGTTCTATCTATTTATAGAAATTACAGACCCGATGATCCTACATACAAAAGAATTGAATATTTTGTACATTACAAATTTTTACCAGGTCTTGGTTTTTATGGTTTTGGCCTTACACACATGATTGGTGGTTTATCACAAGCCGCAACACAATCTTTAAGACAATTAATTGATGCAGGTACTTTAAAAAATTTACCCGCAGGGTTTAAATCCCGTGGTATTAGAGTTAGGGATGATGATCAACCTATTCAACCAGGAGAGTTTAGAGATGTAGATGCACCTGGTGGGAATATTAGAGATCAATTTTTTAATCTACCGTTTACAGAACCCTCAACAACTTTATTTAATCTATTAGGTTTCTTGGTTCAGGCAGGACAAAAGTTTGCTGCTATTACAGATTCAGGTGTAGGTAACGATACACAAAATAGATCGGTTGGAACTACAGTTGCTTTAATGGAAAGAGGATCACGTGTAATGAGTGGTGTTCATAAGCGTTGTTACTACGCTATGAAAATAGAATTTAAAATTTTAGCAAGAATTATGGGTGAGTTTTTACCCCCGGAATATCCTTATGATGTTTATGGAGGCCCCAGAATGATTAAAGCACAGGATTTTGATAACAAAGTAGATATTTTACCAGTCGCTGATCCTAATATTATGAGTATGGCTCAAAGAGTTATGCTTGCACAGACACAATTACAAGTAGCCCAATCAAATCCACAGCTACACAATATTCATGAAGCATATAGAAGAGTTTACGAAGCGTTAGGTACTAAACAAATCGAAGCATTATTGAAACCACCGCCACCGGCTCCCGAACCAATGGATCCAGCGAAAGAAAATGCACGTGCTTTACAGATGCAACTACTAACTGTTTTTGAATTTCAAGATCACGATGCTCATATTGCAGCTCACATGGCATTTATGCAATCTAGAATGGTTCAAATTAATCCACCTGTTTATGCTTTACTACAATCTCATATTTCTGATCATGTTTCGTTTAAAGCAACACAAGAAGTTAGAGAACAATTAATGAGTGATCCTAATATGGCCATGCTACAAAAATCAAATCCACAAGAATTTCAAATTAGGTTTGATAAAGCAGTCGCAACTGCTGTCGCAGAAATTACAGAGCAATTAATTCAAGGGGAAATGCAACAAGCAGCAGGAAAACAAGACCCACTTGTAAAATTAAAGCAGCAAGAGATAGATCTAAAAGCTATGGACCTTCAAAGAAAAGCTGAAGAGACAAAAATGAGGGCTCAAATGGACATGCAGCAAGAAGCATCAAGATTAGATTTCCAATACGATAAGTTAAGTGAACAATCACAACAGTCTGACGAACGATTAAAAGTAGCGAGAGAAAAAATTGCCAAGAAGTAATGAAAAAGGATTAAGTGGAGGTGTACGTTATGGACCACCACCTAAAAGAGGGCCAAACCCACAAGGTTTAACTGAAAAGAAGTTTAAAAGTGTTAAAAAATACACCAAAAAACTCATACGAAAGTCTTCCAGTACAGTCTAAATTACTTTTTTTAGCTGGAGTCTTTGATGGAGAAGGAAGTTTTGGCATTTGGTCAAAAGGAAAAAATAGAACAAAAATATTTGCATGTACTATTGAGATGTCCGACCAGGATACTCTACAAAGATTCTCAGATATGTTCGGAGCTAACGTTATTCCTTGTAAAAAACGTCAAAGACACCACAAACAAACCTGGAGATGGAGACAAACAGGCTACAGGGCTTTCTTGATCATAGATAAAATGATAGACTTCATGAGTATTAGAAGACAGGAGAATTATAATGTGGTTAAGTGCAATAAAATTAGCGGCCCAAGCAGGTACGCACATCTTCAAGAAGCGTCAAGAGACAAAGATGCTGATGGCCGATGCGCAAATGATGCACGCAAGAAAAATGGCGCAAGGTGAGGAAGCTTACCAGGGAAAACTGTTAGAATCTAGAAATTCAGATTGGAAGGACGAGGCAGTTTTAATAATTCTAAGTTTGCCCATAGCAATTTTGGCCTGGGCAGTCGTAAGTGACGATCCGGGAGCGATGGACAAAGTAAAATTGTTTTTTGAGATGTTCTCAGAGCTTCCCAAATGGTTCACAAATTTATGGATCCTTGTCGTGGCGAGCATCTATGGTATAAAAGGAACTCAGATCTTCAAAGGCGGAATGAATAAGGATAAAAAATGAAAAAGAAAAAAATTTTAAAAGCTTTTAAGGGCGCGGAAGCTGATACTAGAAGAGGGAAAGCTATGTCTCCTGGAACTAGTACAACAGGCGGTTCTAGAGGAGAAAAAGGACCCGGCTCATCTAAAATTGGTCCAACCGTAAAAGACGTTCCTTTTAAAAAACCATTAGGTTTTGCAAAAAGTTTAGCCTTAAGTTCGGTATTACCTTTTGGTGGACCTTTAGTAAATTATGTAGCCAAACAAAATTATAAAGCTAGACAAAAATTTTCTAGAAAACAAGGTTTATATAGAGATGCCTACAGAACTACGGGAAAAGTGTTACAACCAAATTCTAAAATTGGAAAAGATTATTTAAAAGATGCAGGATTTGGAAAACGACCAGATCCAATAATTAACAATAATGATTCGGATCCAATTAAAAAAATTCTCCCTATTCTAGACACACCAATGGAAGAAATACAAACAACTTCTTATAAAAAACCAACAGTGACAAATGGTGTTTTTAATTATTCTGTAGGATTGAAAAAAGGCGGAATGTTAAGACAAGGTAAACCAAAATTAGCAAAGAAAGGTTGGAAGTAATGACTAAATTATGTGCTAGGGGTAAATCAGCCGCTAAAAGAAAATTTAAAGTATATCCTTCAGCGTATGCAAACGCATATGCATCAAAAATATGTGCAGGAAAAGCAAAAGATCCATCAGGAGTAAAAAGAAAAGATTGGGGACCAAAGAAAATGAAAGTTGGTGGAATTAATACAGCTTCACACATGAAAGAAATGAAAAAAGCTAGTATCAAAACTAAAAAGGTTGCTAAAGCTTTACACAAAGCATCGGGATTACATAAAGCACAAGCTAAGACTTTAGAAACAATAAAATTAGCAAGAGGTGGCGGAGCAGCTATTAGAGGAACTAATTTTAAGGGTGTATTTTAGTGAACAAGAAAGGTTCTTGTTGGGAAGGCTACGTTCAAAAAGGTATGAAAAA